TAGGAGATTACGGATTTGAAAAGATTCCGTTTTTATTAATGATGAAAGAAGTAAATAAATAATGTGTGACCCAGTAACAGCTGCCGTGGTTATGGGCGGTTTACAAGTTGCGACAGCGGTTCAAAATTACAACAGTCAAAAAGCAGTTGCAGCAGCAAAAGAAAGAGCCAATGAACAAACACGAAGAAACTCTGACCAAGCATATTTATATGATTTATCAAAAATAGATAAAGAAACTGTTTCATCAGCAAGAGAATTAAAAGCAGCACAATTTAAAAATAGTCAAGACACAAATAAAAAATTAGCACAAACATTAAATTTAAATGCAGGTAACCCAGACAAAATAATACAAGATATTGCAGGCACGCAAGACATGGATTTTTTAGATTCAACAAGAGATTATGAAATAGATGTAACAAAATTATATGATAAAACTAATGAAGCTTATGCAGCTCAACAAAGAAGATATAACAGCATTGCACCAGTTATGATGCCAAGTAGAACAGGTTTATTCCTAAAAGTAGGAACACAAATAGCTACTGGGTATCAATCGGGAATGGCAGCGAAAGCACCAAAAACAGGATAAATTATGGCATATAAATCAAGAGTAACAAACCAATACATGGGAGCTAGTTTTGCAGGTCAAGTAGCGTCTTCAAACAAAAGTGATGTAACAGATTTAGTAAATATATTACAAAAAGAAATTAACCCTGCTTTAGGTAAAATATATGGCACATATATAGACACACAAAAAGAAGAAGCTAAAAACAAAATAAATTCTTTACTTACAACTAAAGATTCTAAAACTGTACAACAAGAAATATTAGAAGGTAAACACCCAGAATTAGAAGGAGCGTTTACAGAAAAAACTGTAGCATATCATTTAGGAAGACAACAAGCTGTTGACACAATGGCTGAAATTGAAAAAAATAAATCTTCTTATGATTTTAGACAAACTAATTTACCAGCTTTTTATAAACAATATTTACCTGATTTTAAAGATAAAGATAGTTCTTATACACTAGGATTTTCAGCTGTGTTTAATCAATACAAAGCAAAAGATTCTATTCAAGATGCTGAGAACAGAAATAAATATGCAGGAGAACAAAAAATATTAGGAATTTCTAAATTAATTTCAGTTTCTGAAAACGCACCAGAAGCTTGGGGTGTTGTAGATTCTTACACAAAAAGTAAATTACCAAACGGTACTTATGCTTCTAATGAAGAAGGTATTCAAGGTATGTTAAGACACATTGAAAATACTTATAGTGCTGCAACTAGCACAGAACAAATTGATAAAGCTTTAAGTTTTTTAAGTTATAATAGAGGAATGGGAACAGACGGAACACAAAGAGGTTCTCTTGTTGATACTAAAAGAAAAGATGTTTATGATTTAGTTCAAAAATTAAACACAAAAAGAGTTACACTAGCAAACCAAGAACGTCTTAATGCTGATTATAAAGAAAAACAAGAAACAAAAGACCTTTTTATAGAAGCTGTCTCAGGTAAAGTAAAAGATGAAAATGGTATAGAAAGAGATAGAACACACGCTGAAAATTTAGAATTAAGAGAAAAATTAAGTAAAATAAATCCATTTGTTTTAGATTCTTTTGATAAAATGATGGATAACAACAGGTATGTAAATACTGACCCACAAATATTTAATAAAATAGTAAGTGATATATTTGATGGTAAATATGAAAGTCAAGCAGAAGTATTTAAATCAATGACTGATAACAATGTTCCTAAAAGTGAGTGGGCAAAAGCATTAACATATTATAGCACTTACAATACAGACAAAAACAACGGTTCTAAACCAGTGTATGCTACTGATTATAATTACACATCTGGAATAACTTCTATTGTAGGCGTTATTAAAGGTAATTTTAATGTTGGTATAATTGGTCAAGAAAAACCAAATTCTTATGAAGCAATTCGTAACGCAACTTATTATATGCGTAAAGAAATTATGGATTATGAAACTAATTATAAAGCTGAAAATGGTGGCAGAAACCCATCAACAATTGAAAAAAATAAATTCTTAAAAGATTTGGGTGATATTGTTAGAGATAGATTTACACCAGAAAATTTAAATCCTACTATGAAATCAGTAACTCAATATGAAGAAGAGTTAAAAAATAAACAAACTAAAGAAAATGAAAAACAAAAACGTTATCAAGAAACAGGTGTTGAGCAAACGCTTCAAACAATTAATAAACAATTAGAAGTTGACAAAGGAATTGCAAAATTACCACAACCTGATTTATCATTGTTTGGTGCTGACGCATCTTTCTTTAGTCTTAATGACACTGATAGAAAAAGATTTATTAATGAAACACAAATTCCATATATAACTAATTATTTAAGAACAACTTTAGGAGACATGCAATTAACTCCTGAAATGATTAAAATAATGGAACAAGTTGACTACAATCAATTGCTTAAAAACATCTCTAATACTTTTACTATGAAAATAGAAGATGTTGATAAAGCTATTAAAGCTTTAGTTAAAACAGGTGATAAATAATGGCAGAATTTCTATCCGATAATCCTGAAATATATGGTGTCGGTAATACAGATAATTTACAAAAAGCACAATCAGCTCAAGCAGCGTTAGAAGAAATACAAACTGAAAATTTTTACAACACTTTAAAAAGTTATTACAGTTACAGAAATGCTGATGATAAATTTCAGTCAATGTCACCAGCTGATTTGTTAGAATATTTTTATGAAGACAGGTCTTGGAGAAACAACAATACTGTTTCTATGGGAATGGATTTAGCAAATGTATATGGAGAAACAGATGATAAACGTTTAAAAGAATTTTCATATATTCAACAAACTTATGAATCATTGCCTTCTTTTTGGAATGACCCAAATAGAAGTTTTGGTGGGTGGCTTATTGACAACGGTGGAGCTATGTTAGCTGACCCTGCTAACTTAATAGGAGTTGGAGTTGGTGGTCAGGTTGCTAAACAAAGTTATAAAATAGGTCTGAAAGAATTACTAAAAGGTAAAATGGCCAATGAAATTAACAAAGCAGCTATTGAAGAAATGGCACGTCAATCTACTAAAGCATCTCTTGGACAAGCTGTTGCTAAAGGTGCTTTATATGAAGGATATTTTGGTGCTATTACTAATGGTATTCAAGATACTATATTACAAAACACAGCCATTCAATCAGGTGTACAAGATGAATTAGATTTAAAACAAACAGCTTTAAGTACAGCTGCTGGATTTGGTTTTGGCACTGTATTTGGTAGTGTTTTTTCTGCTGGTTCATTTTCATTAACTACTAGAAATCTTAAAAATCAAACAGTAAAACAATTACTTGATGTACAAGAATATGGAAGAAGTACAATTACAGGCAGGCAATTATATGAAGCTTTAGCTATTCCAAAAACAGAAGCACAATTATTTAAAAACTTACCAGCAAAAGCAGCAGATGAAACAGACCCATCTGTTACCACTGATACTTTTAACAATAGATTTTTAAATTTAAAAGTCTCTCCAATTTCTGATGCGGACAAACCGCCAACTCTCCCTATTAATATAACACGTTACAAAAAAGGTGCGTACACACTTTTATTAAAACAAAGAGCAGAAGCTGTTAGAAAAAAAGTAGCAAGTGCTGACCCTACAACACAAGAACAAATTATTGATGATGCAATTATTTTAGGTGACAACCCAGAGCAATTACGTAGAGAAGTTAAGAAAATGGTTAAAGACCCTAAATTACAAAAACAAGCAGCTTATATAGTTGCTAATGGAGATTTACTTGCAAGAGATGCATCTGAAATTGTAGCATTAACAAATGAATATTCAAGAATAGATTTAACTCCTAAAAGACGTAAAGAGCTGGAAGCACAAATAGATGATATGATTGAAGCTCTTGACGAAACACTTACAAATCAATCTAATTTATCCACATACGCTGCAAGAGGAACTTTTGCTGGTAACATTGTAAAAGATATGAAAAGAGCAGCACAATTAATTGTTAATCCTGAAGACCCTAAAATGAAACAATTAAAAGAAGGAAATAAAGCAAAATTTTATGAAGCTCTTAGTAAATTAGATGATAATGAACAAGTTATATTAGCTTTACAAGATGCTAGAAAAGCAAATAAATGGGATTTAGCAGCTGAATTTGTTAATAACAATTTATTATCTTCTCCTGATACCCATATATTAAACATAGTTTCAGGACTTGTACAGACACAGTGGAAACCTTTTGTTATGCTTTTAAGGGCTGCTAACATGTCTAGAACAGATAGAGTAAGAGCTATGGAAATTGCTAGAGAAGCGTTACAAACTTACATATATCAATATGTTTATATGGGGCATGCTTTAAAAGCGGCAGGTAAAACATTTGTAAAAGGCAGAGCTGTTTTAGACAGTGGACAAATGAAATTTGATAGTAACATTAGACAAGGACAATTGCAAAGATGGATTAGTGAAACTGCTAAATTATTGACAGAACCTTTAGCTGATGTGTCTGCAAGAATTTCAAATGATGCTATTGGAAGTGTTGTTGGAAAAGTTGCTCAAGCTCCTTTTGAAGCAGCTGGTTTAATTACAACTGTTCCAATGAGAGTGCTTTCAGCTGGTGATGAATTTCTTAAAACAATGACATTTAAAGCTAGATTAGCTTCTATTGTTAACACTGAAATAATGAGACAAAATCCTGATTATGGAATATTTTTAAAAGGAAAAGCATTTTCACAAGATTACAAAACAAAATTTAAAGAAATTGAAAAAAGATATGTTAATGAAAAAGGCGTTGCTAATGCTATTGGAACAACTGTAGGAGAGCAACTTAATTCACCATTACAATATTCAAGAGAAACATCTTATACACAATCTGCTTTTTCTACAAATCCAGTTACAAATATAGAAGAAGGCGGAATTACTGGTGATATTTTAAAAGCAACACAACAACCTAATTGGAAATGGACAAGACCATTTGGATTACATTTTATAAACACACCTTCCAACTTGTTAAGATGGAATTTTCAACACCTTCCTTTATTTGGAAGATACCAATTTCAAATGAGACACATGCTAGCTGAAGAAGGTGGGGAAGCTGCTAATACAAAAGTTAAACAAATTACAAGAGGTGTTCGAGATTTATTTGGTAATGTTAAATATGTTAATCCTGAAGCAGCAGCAGAAGCTAATGCTAGAATACAAGGTGGTTATTTAATTATATCAACTGCTATTGCAGCTGTTATGGCTGGTAAATTTACAGGTGGTGGTTCAAAAGATTGGAAAGAAAACCAACAAAAAGAACAATTAACTGGATGGCAACCCTATTCGTATGTTACTGATGATGGTCGTTATATTTCTTTAAATAGACTTGACCCATTGTTTACACCATTTTTTATTGTTGCTGACATAAAAGAAACGTTAGATAAAGTATTAAACACTAACGAAGATATGCCACCAAAATTAGAATCTATGGCAACAGAATTGGGTGTTGGACTTGCTTTATCTTTAACACGAAATTTAACTTCTAAATTTTATACTAAAAATATTATTGATACAATTGCATCATTTCAAAATGGTGGTGATTTAATGGCTAGAAAACCAGAACAAAAAATAGAAGCAACACTGTCAAGGGCTGCTTTAAAATTTTTACCACTATCAGGTGGTGTTAGGTACATAGATAGAGTTTCTGATGAATGGGAAAAAGATTTGTGGTCATTATCAGATAGAATGTCAACTTATTTTATTGATAATCCAATGGAAAAACCTATGCCAAAAAGAAACATGTTAGGACAAAAAATAGAACGTAAAAATGGATGGCTTTTTGGGTTGGGAAATGAAACTGGTTTGTGGTCTTCTCCTTTTGCTATGACTAATTGGAAAAATAGTAAAACAGCAAATTTCTTTGCTGACAGAAAAATTACATATAGACCCCCTTCTTCTATAGATAGATACGCTCCTGATTTGGATTTAAGAGCTATTAGAAATGCATATGGACAAACAGCATATGATAGATGGCTTGAAATTAAATCTGAATTAAAATTAACTGACAGGGGTTTGGTAAGCAAAAATGGGTCTTATAATTTACAAGAATATATTGAAAAAATTATAACTGATAAAAAAAGTAGTTTATATTTAGAGCCTTCTGGTTTGGTTAATGGCAAAGACAAACAACAACAATTTATATTACAAAGAATATATGCTGTTGAAAATGTTGCTTATTGGGACATGGTTAAAGAATTTCCTCAAATTACTGAAGAAGTTAATAAAGGTAATTTAGCTTCAAGAGAGGCGTATAAACAAGCAAAAGCAAATAGAAGTATTTATATACAACAAGAAAATGACCTTCAAGAACTATTAAAATATGGTAAATAGATAAAGTACCCCTTTTAGAAGAGACAAACACAAAACATAGGATATAATGGCTAATTCATTTGTAAGATACACTGGTAACGGTGCGACTACAGCATACGCTATTCCTTTTAGTTACCGTAGTGTTGACGATTTGTCAGCTACAGTTAACGGTGTTGTTGTAACAGCTTATACTTTAGATGGTGCTGGAACAACTCTTACGTTTGATACCGCTCCTGCGGCATCTTCAGCAATTGAAATAAGACGTACTACAAGTCAGGCTACTAAGTTAGTTGATTATGTC